ATCAGCTGCTAGAGAAGGACATCGCTGCCACTCGCCAAATGCAAGATAACTTCAGTACTGACCTACCACTGCTAACTCCAAGAGTTATCAGCAACTTGGTTCGTGAAGCTATTGAGCCAAACCTGGTTCTGACCCCGCTGCTAAGCAGAGTTAACTATAGTCATGGTACAAGAGTGTCCTTCCCGACATTCGGTGCTCTAGCTAATGGTGCTGCTGATATTGCAGAAGGTGAAGAGTACCCAGAAGGCACCATGGAAATGGGTGGACAAACCGAATGTATCATCGGCAAGAGCGGTATTGCTGTAAAGGTAACCGAAGAGCAGAAACGATACAGCCAGTTTGACATCATATCCATGAACTTCCGCGCAGCGGGTAGAGAACTAGCTCGTCTAAAGGAGATGAAGGTCTCGAAACTCATTACCAGCAATGGTTTGACTCTGATCGACAACCTAAACGCTGGATTCCCAAGTGCGACTGGTAGAGATGCCAGTGGTAGCTACAATGGTACCCTAACCCTGGACGACATGTTCAAGGCCTGGAGTGTTATGGTTGACACCGGCTTCGTTCCGAATACTCTTATCATGCACCCGTTTGCATGGAGAATCTTCGCGGAAGAAGGCATGTCACGCCTATTCGGCTTCAACAGTGGAAACCAAGCTATGCTATGGCAAACGCCTCAGGGCAGTCCTGGTAACGCTTCGCAATGGTCGCAGACCATGCTAAACCAAAACACGTATGTTTCGAGTCCCGAGAACATCGCGAGCACGTTCACACGCGTTCCGTCCCTGTTCCCGACCAACTTTAACATCATCGTATCCCCATACGTCAACTTTACGGCAGCAACCAGTCTCACTGACATCGTCTTCTGTGATATCAATGAACTTGGCATCATGGTCGTAGACGAAGATGTGACGATGGATGAGTGGAATGACCCAGCTCGTGACATCATGAAAATGAAGCTTCGTGAGCGTTATGGCCTGGCCGTCAAGAACGATGGCCGTGGAATTGGCCTTTTGAAGAACATCAAGATCGCGAAGAGTGTTGACTTTGTTGACCGTATTAGTGTTGATTACACTACCGGCAGCTTTGGCGCTACTCCTCTAAGTGGAGATGAGACTTACACAGCCGACCCTACCTAATCTAACTGATTAGGTGGTGTAGCCTGTAAATAAGCAAGCGGAGCCGGATGCTGTAAGAGGTGGCCGGCTCTTTTTTTAATACCTACCCATGTCTAACATAATAGTTAAAAACACTACATCCTTCGCTAGAACCGGACATGTCACGGTTGGAGTACCTCTCACGAGGGCCTTTGATCTTAAGTTTGGAGCAGAAGTCCTAGTTGTTAACAACGCCAAGGTAGGTGTTACTAACCTTAAAGCTCAATGGGACTTTCAGGGTAACCGTTATGATAATGGTGCAGCCAAGTACATTAGAGTCACTTTTGAAGTGGATCTACTGGCTAACGAAGAGAAAACTGTTGTCCTAACCAGACTTCCTGGTTCTGGTACAGTAACTGAACTAAGCTTTGCACCCAATCTAAATATCTTGGGGGACATAGCAGGCACTGTTATAGAGTTAAGTATAGAGGGGGTGATACACTCCTTCGATATGTTAGACTTGCTACAAAACTCAAATAGGATTTCGGCAAATGGCAGTAAAGATTACTACCACCGTCAAAAACTCTTCACCCATATGGCTGCTACGTCTGACAGTAGGCGACGCTATCTGTGGGCAGACATAGTAATAGACATACCTGCGCGTCTAGACCAAGTTAATTTCTTTATTAGATACGGGTACTTCAGGGACTTCCCTGAGTCAGAGCCCAACAGGCCGGAGCCTGTCTTTAACTTATCCCAGAATATAACCCTAAGAGTCATAGGCCCCAGAACTAAGATCAGATGGGAAGAGTACAAGGTACCTTCTATACAAACCATCTCCCCCACACACAAGATATACACACTCGTAGATAGAGCCCAACCTGGACAAAGTAAATTCGTAGCCGGATCATCTAATGTCTACAAAGGGGTGTTCTGCTACGGAAACAGCACCACAGACTCGGCTGAGCTTGAAGACCCCATCCTCGCCATGGCTGAAGACTGGAAGCTAAGTGAACACTACCCCGTCACTGGCGTTATGCCTCCGTACCCTAGTTACGTAACTAGTGAATCAAACGCGTTCAGTAGGAGTGAGACCTTAAGAGTTGACATGGAGAGTGATGTAAAGAACCCTGCCTACAGAAGCCCGTATAACTGGTCACCTATGGCTAACCGACCTGACACCACAGGTACTGGAGATCATGGTGAGAGAGACTATGCATACGGCATGCGGGGCATGCCTTGGATGCGCCCTGTCAACTACAATTGGATCCCTTTCCTAGAGTTCACCACCAGGCAAGAAGGCCTAAGACACATATTCTACTATGACACAGATGGAGAGCCCATACCTCCTTCTGAGTTCCTAAACACTGGTGTATTAATCTTCCACTCCCTTCCCTTCCGGACAGGGAGTATTAGAGGGTTTACCCGGGTACCTGCTTCTTCTGATACAGCTAGGCCCGTATTCATCCCAGAGAATATATACGGACCTGACAGACAGCACCACACACTGAAGATAATGATGCTGCAGTCTCTCATGACCATGGACTGGTACGGTCTTGAGTTTGCTAAGATGTCAGTTGTTAACTGGATCAACAACAACAGAGCGGATACGGGTAACCTCTTCATTAACACATGGGAGGCGTCAAGAGCTGCAGGTAGAACGTATGAGAACGCAGCGTTCCTGTATGAGGTCACGTATGACCAGAGCCTAAAAGCTTTTGTCGAACAGAACCTTAATAGGAACCTGTACAACGGTGCCGATAACCCCTCTACAGCTAACCTAAACAAGACTGCATTCCCCGGTGGTGTGGAGGTGCTCAGAAGAGCAACAGACAACGTGCCTTCTATACAAGGTGCAGGCTTAGGCCCGCTTAGGCACTGGAGGCCATGGGAAGAGTCGGCCGTTGCTCTAGGGTTCTTCTTCCTAGCTAAGGCCTTACTTAGATCTGAGCCTAATAACTCCACTGGACTTAAGATACTAGAAATAGCCCGAGATGTTTCAGCCTCCCTTGTTATAGGTGGTCTATATGATTGTAGCCCCACGTCTAATAGACGTGTTATTGTGGTAGAGTTCCCCAACTCGTCACAGAGAGCTGCTTTCCAAACAGCCTTAGGTCCCTTGTCCTACGTCGTCCAGGTCACTGGCCAGACTTCAGGTGCTACAGGTCTTATGTACCTACAGCATCAAGAGGAGGAAGTGAGTACTAACACCAGGCAAAGGATCTTTGTAACGAACGCTAGCGGAGACTTCCAAATAGGTGAAACTATAATGACATCAGTAGGCGCCACAGCCCCCATAGTGAGGAAGTGGAACTACCTGGGTCGTAAGTCGTACGCTGAAACGGCCCCCACTAATGGCATCTACAGAGAGCTAACTGAAGCGGAGCAAGATGAGCTAACATTTAGTAATGTCAACTACCCAGTGTCTCGTTACCCAATGGGGTACTTTAAGTACCATGTACTCTACTATGTCTATAGCACTCTAGTCATGGTAGGCCCTGCTGTAGTCAAAGAAGCGGGCAGCTACTATGGTGTTGATGAGGCTGTCGTATCCTCCAAGGCAGACCTTTTGATAGCTGAGTTCGGCACTGACTATGACAACGGAGACTTCAATGAGGCCACATCTAGGTTCTATGGTTACATTGACCCTAACTTTGGTGGCATCTCGACTAAGTTTGTCTTACCCGCAGCACTTACTAGTGATAGTACATTGCCAATACCTACCATCGTTGTAGAGACAAACATTATAAACGCACAGGCAGAACCGGTATCTCCCATACCAACTATAGCTGTGACGCCCACTAGCAAAGTGATAGCCATTGGTACTATAGGCTCAACAGACGTTTCGATAACTGTGCCCAGTATTGACCTCACTGTAACACCGTTCGATGCCACACCAAGTGCGGGTGGCACACACCCTGTAGTAGGTGCAACCGTCGCCATAACATTCGATGCCCAAGATGTATTTGATGTAGTAGCCATACAGAACATCTCAGCCTTTACGAAAAACACCTTCACAATTATTGGTAAGCCACTCAGCGTCATCAACCCATCCTTTGTACATGAGTCTCAAGGCTTATCCCCAGGGAACACTGAGGTCACTGTCTTTAATTACCACAAAGTTGTTGTGCTAAAGACCATTGTTGTGTCTGACATTATCACCAACTACTACCTAAGGAATCCAGAGAACCCTGTGCCTGGCTTATTAGGTGAGGCCATTGGACTCAATGGCCAATCTTTAGGCCCACAGGGCTACACCTGGAGCCTCCCAGGTACTACTGAGTACGAACCCACGCAATATGACGTGTCGAGTCATCAGGCCACCCACCGTATCACCAGAGCGGGTAGAGGCGGGTCTATAAGAAACTG